TTTAGGGGATGCTGCAGTTTTTAATCGAAGAAGAAGATATGGAATTGAGGGAGTAGTAGATGCGGCTAAACCCTCCCCTGATGTTTTAAAAAAGATAAAAGATGTAAATGAATATCTTTCTGATTTAATTCCTAAATTAAACTCTGACAATAAATATTATACTCTCGAAGAAGTTCAAAATATGGTTAAAAAACATTTTAAAAAACCAAATATGAGTTTGGATAAAAGATATCATCCTATTTTTAAACAGCTACTTACTCGAGATGAAAAAGTAGAAGAGCTTTTAAAAAAAATGTTAATTTCAGATAAACCTTTAGGTACTTCTTTCATGCAATATATTAGTAAAGAAATTGGAGCTGGAGACAAAGGTGCTAAAGAAAGAGGATTAGATTATAAGATTATTCAAAGAGCTTTAAAAAATTCTCCTACTTATCAAGTTATAAAAGATCAAGGAGCAGATTTATTATTAAAAAGATATTATAATAATAAAGAATTATATGATCTTCCTTTTTCCGATCAATTAACAAAAGCTTTAGATATAGCACAGGGACAACCTGTGTTTACGGGTATGGGAAACGAAAAATATTATTCGATGTCTCCAAAGCATAAAGTAATGGATTTTGCAAAAAGAAACTGGAATGCAAATCAAGGTGATGGACCTGTTAAATTTTTTGATAGTAAAGGAGATGAGATTATATGGAGACGTGGACTTAAATTACCTTACAGAAAAGTTTCTTTTAAATATAAAGGAAAATTATATAACATGAGTAAGTTGGATAACATTGATTTTTTAAAAAAAAATTTTCCAGAGGTTTATAAAAAACAAATAGCAGTAAATAGATTAAGAGCTGTAGAAGTAGATAATCCTTTTAAAAAAGGAACACCAATATCTTTACTTGATTTACTTAAAGAAAACTCCAGAAAAATTTATGGTTGGAGATCTAAAAGAAATACGTTTGATATTTTACATGGAAAAAACGGAGTTGCTCTTGAGCCTTTTACAAATTTAAGTTTTAATTCTAGAGATGTAAATCAAATGCAATTAGGATTAAGTACAAGTGTTAAAGCTGGAAAAATAACAGAAGCAGATGCTAATAAAATTTATTCTTTCCTAGATGAATACACTGGAAGTGGTGATGCTGAAAAAATTAAACAAAGACAAATAAGTTTAACAAATGATTTTTTAGCTGGTAAAGTAGATAGTTATGGAGCAGAGAGAGATAGAATTTTAAGCGCTGCTAAAAATATTGACGCGGTTAAAAAATATGCAGCTTCACAAGGCATAAAACTTAGCAGCTTTGCTGGTTTTTTAGATTTTACACAAGCAGGTCTAGATTTACCACCTGCAATAAAACAAGCCTCTGAGAATATTTTAAAAGCCAGTGGACAAGTTTTAAAAGGAGGAGGTAAGCTTGCAGTAGTTTTAGATCCTATTTTTGCAGCACAAGATTTTTCTAAAGCAATTGACACTGGAGTTTCAGGTAGCGAAGCTTTAAGTTTTACCGCACAAAAGTTTGCACAAGATTTAATAAATTTACCTAGAACCTTAGAAGATCTTGCTTACACTGCAACTGAAAAAGGAACGTTTAAAAATTTTGGAGATAAAGAAAATAGAATATTTGATTATAAACCAAAAACTTTTGCCGATGACTTTTTAAAAAACAGGGTTGAAAAAACAGATCCAGAAATATTAAAAGCAAGACTAGCTAAAAGAGATTTTGATACACAGGTTTTATCTAACTTAACTATGGTTGATGATATAGATATACCTGCTTCAAAAGAAGAAATAGGTGCAGCTAAAGATGCATTTATGCAAGAAAAAGACGTAGATTTATCTGTGTTAGAAAAACCTAAAAAAACACCATTTGGAAAATACAATGAGCAGATCAAAAAACTCGTCTTCTAGTTATCCTAAGTACTGGCTCCTGCCGCCTGAATCAGGACCCACGCCTCAGGGGTTGAATATTGATTATAATACTGTTAAAACAGTCAGATTGGAGAAAATAAATGGCAGACAAAATAGACAAGTCCTTGACGCAAGGACCAAGAGGCAGCGTTAGTATTCCCGGTGAAGAAGAGATTACAGAGGCAGTAGAAACTTCTGTTGAAACCGAGCAACAAGCACCAGGACCAGTAGAAGTAACAGAACAGGAAGATGGATCAGTAGAAGTAGACTTCGATCCAAACGCAGCATCACCAGAAGGTGGTGATGAACATTACGCAAACCTAGCAGAATTTTTACCAGAAGAGGTATTGGACGAATTAGGATCTGACTTAACAGGTAAGTACAATGACTACAACGCATCCAGAAAAGATTGGGAGCAAAGTTATACAAAAGGTTTAGACCTACTTGGTTTCAAATACGATATGCGAACAGAACCATTTCAAGGAGCTTCAGGTGCAACTCACCCAGTTTTAGCAGAAGCAGTTACACAGTTTCAAGCATTAGCTTATAAAGAATTATTACCAGCAAATGGACCGGTGCGAACACAAGTTGTGGGTGCACCTAATCAACAAAAAGCACAACAAGCAGAACGTGTCAAAGATTATATGAATTACGAGCTCATGGAAAAGATGTCTGACTATGAGCCAGAATTTGACTCAATGCTCTTTTATCTTCCTCTAGCAGGCTCAGCGTTTAAAAAAGTTTATTACGATGAGCTTGAACAAAGAGCAATGTCAAAGTTCGTACCTGCAGATGATTTGATTGTCCCGTACTCAGCTACCTCATTAGAAGATGCGGAGGCAGTCATTCACCGGGTCAAGATGTCAAAGAACGATTTAAGAAAACAACAGATTGGTGGTTTTTATTTAGATATAGAATTAGGCACACCAGGCTATGAAGAAAACGATGTAGAGAAAAAAGAAAGAGAACTAGAAGGTCAGAGAAAATCTCAAGACGATGACATCTACACTTTGTTAGAGTGTCATGTTAATTTAGATCTTGAGGGTTTTGAACACACTGATGATCAAGGTGAGCCATCAGGAATTAAAATTCCATACATTGTAACTGTAGAATTAGCTACAAGAAAAGTTTTATCGATTAGAAGAAATTACGAAATTGGAGATCCGAAGAAAAATAAAATAGATTACTTTGTTCATTTTAAATTTTTACCTGGATTAGGTTTCTATGGATTCGGTCTCATCCATATGATTGGTGGTCTGTCTAGAACTGCAACAGCAGCTCTTCGTCAATTATTGGATGCGGGTACGCTCTCCAACCTACCCGCAGGATTTAAAATGCGTGGCATCAGAATCAGAGATGATGCGCAGTCAATACAACCTGGTGAGTTTAGAGATGTAGATGCTCCTGGTGGTAACTTAAAAGATTCATTTATGATGTTGCCATTTAAAGAACCATCTGCAACGTTATTAAACTTAATGGGTATTGTAGTTCAAGCCGGGCAAAGATTTGCATCGATTGCAGATTTACAAGTTGGTGATGGCAATCAACAAGCTGCTGTTGGTACAACGGTTGCTTTGTTAGAGCGAGGATCAAGAACTATGTCAGCCATTCACAAAAGAATCTATTCATCTCTTAAAAAAGAATTCAAATTATTAGCAAGAGTTTTCAAGTTATATCTACCGCCGGAATATCCGTACGACGTAGTTGGGGGTCAAAGGATGATTAAACAACAAGACTTTGATGATCGGGTAGATATTGTGCCAGTTGCTGATCCCAACATCTTTTCACAAACTCAGCGTATTTCCCTCGCGCAAACGGAGTTGCAACTGGCAACGTCAAATCCACAAATGCATAATATGTACAACGCGTACAGAAATATGTACGAAGCGTTAGGTGTAAAAGATATTGATCAACTATTGATGAAACCACAACCACCAACGCCATTAGATCCAAGTATGGAAAACATTATGGCACTATCAGGAAAACCTTTTCAAGCGTTTCCTGGTCAGGATCACAGAGCACACATAACCTCACATTTAAATTTTATGGCAACAAACATTGCTAGAAATAATCCAATGGTTACAGCTGCTATGGAAAAAAATATTTTTGAACACATATCATTGATGGCTCAAGAACAGATCGAGTTAGAGTTTAGAGAAGAGTTACCACAAATGCAGATGATGGCACAGAATCCACAGATGCAGATGCAACTACAAGAGATGCAGCAAAGAATCGAAGCTAGAAAAGCTGTATTAATTGCAGAGATGATGGAAGAATTCCTAAAAGAAGAGAGAGAAGTTACATCTGGTTTTGGTAATGATCCTATTGCACAGTTAAGAGCAAGAGAATTAGATCTTAGAGCTATGGATAATCAACGTAAGAATAGAGAAGGACAAGAAAAAATTAATCTTGACCGTATGAAAGCGATGATGAACCAGTCTGACAAGCAAGACAAGTTAGATCAAAACGAAAAATTAGCAAAACTAAGAGCTGATACATCAATTGAAAAAACAATCTTGAGCAAATCTATTCCAAATGTTGATAAGATGATGCCAAATATCGAAATAGAAAAATATGAAGGAGAAAATCGATGATGAAAAAGAAAAAAATGAAGGTAAAAAAGAAAAAATCTTTTCCAGACATGTCAGGTGACGGAAAAGTTACTAAAAAAGACATTTTAATTGCAAGAGGCGTGATTAAAAAACCAGGGATGAAGAAAAATGGCAAAAAAAGATAAAAAATTTATTCAAAAGGCTATTAAAAAACCTGGTTCGTTAAGAAAGTCTTTAGGTATTGAAAAAGGCAAAAAAATTCCAGCGTCAAAACTAAAAGCGGCAGCTAAAAAACCTGGAAAGCTTGGACAAAGAGCACGTTTTGCTATAACATTAGGCAAGTTAAGAAAAAAATAGGAGGACACATGGCAAAAAAAGACGATAAGTTTTTTACACAGTCAGTCGATGTAAGTATTCCGTCTCAAAATATTGAGTTGGACCCTAGATCTGTAACAACTGCAGATGGTATGCAAAGAAACTACATACCAACTGGAGATGAAACAGAAGTAAGAGGTACAAAGAGAATGCTTAAGGACAAAAAGAAAACAGCTAAGTGGTATTAGTATGTGGTTGTCGGCAATTAAGTTAGCCGTCTCTGCAGGTTCAAAAATTTATGAGAACAAGCAGAAGACGAAGATGGCAATGTCGGAGGCACAGCTTATGCATGCTACGAAGATGGCCCAAGGTGAGGAACAATACCAGGGCAAGCTGTTAGAAGCTCGTCAATCGGACTGGAAGGACGAGGCCGTTCTCATAATTTTAAGTTTGCCCGTGTTGG